CAATTTAAAGAATACAAAGAATTATATAAATAATGGTACATGCAAAAATAGAAAAATTACAAAAAATTCCTCAACATGAACAACGCAGTCCAGAATGGTTTGCTCAAAGATACACAAAGTTAACATCAAGTGATGCTGCTACTGTTCTTGGAACAAATCCATATTCTAAACCATATGAACTTCTTTTTAAAAAATGCGGTTATGATCCAAAACCTTTTACAAGTAATGTTGCAACTTTACATGGACAAAAATATGAAGATACAGCAATAGAATTATATTGTAGAATTACAGGAAAATTTAATTATAATTTTGGGTGTATATGTTATACTGATGTTCATAAAGAATTAAATAATTATGATTCTAGATATGATTTTTTAGCAGGAAGTCCAGATGGTATAGTTGAATCATTGGATAATCCTGATGAAGAACCCATTTTATTAGAAGTAAAATGTCCATATAGACGACCAATAAAAGATGGATATATTCCAGAGTATTATTATCCGCAAGTACAACTTAATTTATTTATTTGTGACTTAAATATTGCTGATTTTATAGAATTTTGCCCTAAAACGAATAAGTTAAATATTGTTCGTATTGCGAAAGATATGAATTGGATAAATAAATACGTACCAATATTAATAAATTTTTGGAATCAGGTAGAATACTATCGTGAAATAGGAATAGAACATCATAATGAATATATTAAAAAGAAAGAAAGAGAATTAGAAAGAGATAAGAAAAAGGAAATTAGAGAGAAATTACAGGAAAGCAAAAAAACAAAAATAACAAATTTGTTTGTAGAATTTCAAGAATTTGAAGAATTACAAAAAAAACATAAAAAATGTATTATTATTGATGAATAAAATGTGTAAATATAGTGTAACTTACTAGGTTAAATTTACAAAAAATAAAATATTTAAAGAAACTAACGATTTAATAATCATAATGGGAATTCGTAGTCTCAATACATTTATTAAAAAAGTATGCCCAGAATGTATAACCACAAATAAAATAAGTAAATATAGTGGTAAAGTATTTGGAATAGATGCAAGTATATTACTATACAAATACAGACATATATCAAATATAGATGAATCATGTATAAACTCGCATATTATTGGATTTTTAAATAGAATTAAGTATTACCTAAATAATAAAATTACTCCAGTTTTTATTTTTGATGGAGTACCACCAGAACAGAAAAAAATTACATTGAAAAAAAGACAGTCAATTAAAAGAAAAATTTACGAAAAAATAGAAATACTACAAGATTTAACTCCTGATAATGAATCAGAACAAAGAGAAATTGATAAAGAAATTAGCAATTTATCACGTCAAATTATCAATGTAACAAAAACACATATTACAGAAGTTAAGGCATTACTGGATATTTTAGGAATTAATTACTATGATGCTCCTGATGAGGCAGAAAAGTACTGTGTATTTTTACAAAAAAATAAAATAATTGATTATATAGTTACAGATGATACAGATGTATTTACATTTGGTGGAGTAAATGTTCTAAAAAGTTCTATTAAAAATGATTTAATTGAAACTGATATTGAGCAATTTTTACAAAAAATCGGATATACAAGATTAAAATTTATAGACTTTTGTATATTATCTGGATGTGACTATATATCATATGTTCCAAATTTAGCAATAAATACGGTTTATACATTATTTAAAAAATTAGATAATATTGAAGAAATTATTAAATTAAATAAATATGCATTTCCAGAAGAATATAGTAATGCAGAAGAAATTAAAAATATACGTTTAATATTTTCAACCTTTGAATATGAAATTCCAAAACCTTTGGAACACAAAGTAATTAATAAAATTGAATTTAAAAATTATTTGGAAAGAATAAATATTAAAAATCCAACTAAATTAATTGATAAATTAATTTAAATAAGATTAAAAAAAAATTTTAAAATTAAAATTAATTTTATAAAAAAAATAAATTAATTTTTTTTTTCTTTTGTATATATTATAATAAATGGTTGATAGCTTAGCAATGTTCTTTGGTGCTAAAAAACGTAAAGTTAAACGTTCACCTGCGCGTAAAGTAAAAAAATCACATGGTACTATTGTAGTTAAAGGTCGTGAACGTAAACTATTCAAAGGTTCCAATGGTGGTCTATATTACAAAACCAAATCTGGTCGCACATACGTTGATGCTAAATTTGTTAAAAAACACTCGCCTAGACGTATGCGTGCGTCCCCAAAACGCCGTGTTCGCCGTGCGTCTCCCAAACGTCGCCGTGCATCCCCAAAACGCCGTGTTCGCCGTGCATCCCCAAAACGCCGTGTTCGCCGTGCGTCCCCCAAACGTCGCCGTGCGTCCCCAAAACGCCGTGTTCGCCGTGCGTCCCCCATGCGTAGAATGCGTCGTACCAGTTACGGTTACGGTCTAGGCCAACCACCTCTAATTGACATGATGGGTCCTGCTGGTCTAACTGTCATGCCTGTTCGTCCTGTTCGTCCACCCTTAGGTCCTGGTGGTTTGCCTCCTAATATGTGAATTAGTTAAATAATTTAAAAACTAATTAGATAAAAAATAAAATACTCTAATTTTCTTGCAATTAAGAAATATATAGTATTTTATTAACTAATTTAAAAACTATTAATTAATTTTTTCTCTATTAAGTAACTTGTTAGTTACTTAATTATCTATAGAATCATTTGATTTTTATTTTTTTTTACTAACTTAAATACTTATAAAGTCTTCAATTTGAATATTTTCACTAATATTGAATAATGTTCTTTCAATTGTACGTAGACTATTTGGATGAGTTTTATCAGTTCTAACTAAAATTGGACTGAAGTTATTTTTATCAAATGTACATTCTACTATACACTCATTCTTATAATTATCTAACTGTTTTGATTTTTCAATAAATTCTTTTCCTTGTTCAGTTTTTGCATGAATATTTGCAAAAATATTAAGATTTCCTAGATGAAATACATATGCTTCTAATCCAATATCTGCTTCTTTTAGTAAAAAATCAAATGTATGTTTATTTTTAGGTTTCCATTTCAACATAGAATATTGAGTACCTGAAATAATTGGAAGATTTTCAGGCATAAAAATAATACCATCATTATTTTGCGATTTATTATAAACATTCTCAATAAAATCTGCAAATTCTTCAAATGGATAAAATTCTTTTACAGTGATATTAAGTGTACTAGTATCATTATTAAAATTTACAAATGACTGCACACAACATTTAGCATCATTTAAACGTGTTGAATGACTTAGTTTATTAATTTTATTACCGCACAGAATAAGTGCATCATGAACAACAAAATCCCATTTTTTATTATTTGAGTCATAAATAATTTCACCATCTAAAAGTGTACCATTGTACAATGTATCTTCTGCTTCAATTGAAATATTATAGAAATTAAGTGCTCTATTTATAATTATACATTGATTTTTATTATTTTTATCTTTGATAAAATACATTAAGAATCTAACACCATCAAGTTTAATACTTGTGTAATATTTATACTGTTTTAGTTTTGAAAAATCTTTTCTCTCTATTGACACTGGTTGTGGTGCAGGAAATGTTAACTCATGCCCTTTTACTGAATAATTAAAATTAATACTTTTTATTAAATAATTAATGAATTGTTTATTTTTTATAGGTGCTCCCATAGGAGAATTTTTAACATTTAAAATTATACTTTCTAAATCCATGTTGTATAATATATATTATGTAAAAACTTTAAGTATTTTTAACATTTTGTTAAAAGTATTTAAGGTTTTATTTTAATTAAGTTTATATGCACTAATGCAAATAAATGAAAAAAAAGTTCAATATATAAAACAAGAAATAGAACAAGAACAAGAACAAGAACAAGAACAAGAACAAGAACAAGAAATAGAACAAGAACAAGAACAAGAACAAGAACAAGAACAAGAACAAGAACAAGAACAAGAAATAGAACAAGAACAAGAACAAGAACAAGAACATTATAAAATAAAAGGTAAAACACTTTTATTATTAGAATCTTTAATGGAATATTACTCAAAAAATATTAATATTTTAACTAGTATTATAACACAAAAAAATATATTATCATTGAGAATATTAGATTGGTTGGTTACAAATTATGCTAAAAAACACAATGTAGTTTATACAATTAGAAAAAATAATACAAATAGTAATTTTAATATATATTTAGACTATAAAAATCAATTAAAAGCATATTCAAAAAAATATTTTGATCCTTTTTGTAGAAGAGAGAGAATACTAATTAATATTCAAGATTTAAGTTGGAAGATAATTAATAATGGAAATAAACAAAAAACAAATGAAAACCAGTTAATAACAACTGTAGGTCAGTTAAATTTTTTTAAATGGTTTATAGAAAACAATGTTCTTAACTACGCAATTGAAAACATAGAACATATAGATAAAGACATGATAGAAACATTAAATAACAGCAAAAAACAAACAAAAAGAAAAGAATTATCAAAAAGTGCTTCTAGGTGCATATGTTCTTATGATTCAAAAATAGTAGTAAACTTTGGATAATTCTGAATAATTTTTACATTTTAAAAAAATATTTAAGGACTACGTAAATATAGATTTAATAATGAATAATTTAACTAAATGGTTAAAAAT